GCAGTAGCATTGTGTGACATAAAATGAGCGCAGATATTCCGCAAGATCCTGTGAATCAGTGTGCAGCCATAGACTACGAAACAGCAGAACAACGTGGCTATTTCAAACTGGACTTCCTGAACATGAGTGTGTACAGTTTGATTCAAACTCCCGAACACTACGAAGCCATGCTGGCTGCAACTCCACCGTGGAGCAGACTGTGGACTGACGCTCATTGGGTCAGTCAGTTGGCACACGTGGGCAATTACTATGATTTGTTGAAAGAAATGAAACCAGACAGCATACCAAGACTGGCTGCGTTTATATCAATTATTCGTCCGGGCAAAGCACACTTACAACGGCGTCCTTGGCCAGAAGTGTTTGCATCAGTATGGGATGGAGATACCAGTCGTGGATACACATTCAAGAAAGCCCATGCAATCAGTTACGCAGCCTTGGTAGCACTGCATATGAATCTGCTCAATCAAGTCGTCTAACCAAGGTAATTGATTTGCGCTTGCTCTTTTTGCGAGCAATGTCCAGCAAACTACAAGCAGGACCATGAAGTATTTCTAGATCTTTGTTTGAAAATGTACGCAAGGTGTGACGGAATTGATCCCATTCCCCACGCAAGAATATATTGATAGGTATGCTGCGATTGCTTTCCCACCACCAGACATTGGCCAGTTCTAAAAACGCCAGCTTGTCTTGCAAGTCAGTGACGTGTCCAAAATCGTAGATGGTGGTAACAGTGTCGTCCCTGTTTTGAACTATGCCCACATATTCTACGTTTGCGTACAAGCACAGCGTGATAAAGGGGTATTTTTCTGCCAATTTAGTAAAGATGTCGTTGCCCATAAATATTGTTCGAGGATCCTATGTATTCCACCACAGCATACTTATACCAACAAATTACCAAAGTATTATTGATTGACACCAGTGGTGGCTATTTCACAGCGAGGTATAACCCAGTGTACGCAAAACAACTAACCATCAACAAGGGCGTGGACAACGTGCTATTGTTTGAATTTATTAACCAGGAACAAAAGCCAGTGAACATCACTGGCAGTGCCTTTGTGTTTAGATTGATCAGCCAAGACGGTGACGAACTGTTGCTGGCCAAAGACATGACCATTCTCAGTGCTGCCTTGGGCAGAGTCAAAGTGACTCTGGATACTGCAGACACTATCAATCTCACAGCACAGCCAGCCAGCTACAGTATTCAACGCACATCCGGAGACTACGTGCAGGCAGTGTACACAGACGCTAACAGCCAGGCTCGTGCAGATTGCAACATTGTGGATTCTATATTCCCTGAATTTCAAGACAGCAGCAATTTAACCATTCCCACAATATACGGCCCAACATCTTGGCCACAAAACCCACCAGCAGGTTGGCCAGACTGGGCACTGACTCCGCAGCCGCAGAACTACACTCAAACCACTGAATTTTACAGCAGCCAAATCCCCACACACGGTGCCAGCCTAACCACAATCAAAATGGATCTGCATCACTTCACAGGCACAATCAAAGCACAGGCAGCAGAAGACTATGAGTCCGCATGGTATGACGTCACTGCCAGTACACAGTATCTCAATGAGACTCGCACCATATATCTCAACGTGCCAGGATTTCATCCACTGATTCGTGTGGCATTCAATCAAAGTCAGGGATTTGGTGCACAAGCCACTGCCACAGTAGTGAATGGTGTGGTCACTGGTATTACTGTGAACAATACAGGACAGAATTACATTGCTGCCCCCAATGTGCTTATCATTGGCAACGGTGCAGGTGCAGAGGCCGTTGGATCCTATGCTGGCAATGGCCAAATTGGGGCAATCACAGTCACAGCTGGTGGCGCAGGTTATTTGCCTGTTACGTTTGGCAGTCCTGTCTATGCCAATGTTGTCATAAACAACGGTACTGTCACCAATTTGCTGTATAGATAAGTCTGCTTCTGTTATAATAAACAGATGCTTGATATTGTTCAATACCTACCTGCAAAACGCAAAGCCAGTCCCAGCGGGTGGGTCAGTTTTAATGCAGTATGTTGCCATCACAACAGCAACAGCCCAGACCGACGATTACGAGGCGGAATCAAAGTCAATGAACAAGGTTGGAGCTATCACTGCTTCAACTGTGGATACACTGCTAGCTTTATCCTTGGCCGTACTGTAAGTTATAAGGCCCGTAGGCTCTTGAGCTGGTTGGGTGTACCTGACCGAGACATAGAATTGGCCAATTTGGAAAGTCTGCGTCATCGCAGTATCCACGGCATTGTGGAAGATCGGCAACGTGTGGCCAATATACTGCAGGGCATTGACTTTGAAGAACGTGACTTGCCACCAGCATCAGAATTGATCACACAGGAACATCCCAAGTACTGGGACTATGTTCGTGATCGTCGGGTGCCCGAAGACTTTCCTGTGATGACACCCATACGTACCGATGGTGTTCATTGGACCAGGCCTTGTGTGATTGTGCCGTTCACGCATGACAACAAGATTGTGGGCTACACAGCTAGATTTCTTGACGGCAAAAGACCCAAGTTTATCAGCGAACAACAACCTGGCTATGTGTTTGGCATAGATTTGCAACCGCCCAATTGGCAGCATGTGTTGGTCATGGAAGGCATATTCGATGCACTCAGCATTGGTGGTGTTGCGTTACTACACAATGAAATTAGTGATGCACAAGCCAAACTGATTCGTGGCATTGGACGAGAAGTTACTGTGGTGCCGGATCAAGATCGTGCAGGACTGGAACTGATTGACAGAGCAGTGGAACTGGGATGGGCAGTGAGCATACCTGCCTGGGAAGATTGCAAAGACGTCAATGATGCTGTGAAGAAATACGGTCGACTTGGTACCTTGCTAACTATTATGCAGGCACGAGAAACCAGCAGAATCAAAATTGAATTAAGAAAGAAAGCCCTTGTTAAAAGAATACAACACTGAAGTACAACGATTGTTTCTGGAAATGATGCTGGAAGACGCCAGCTCGTATGTGCGTGTTCAGAACATCTACAATCCAGAAAACTTTGATCGCAGTTTGCGCAAAGCAGCAGAGTTTATTAAAGAACACTCAGACAAGTACAAAACTCTGCCAGACCGCGCACAGATATCTGCGGCATGTGGTATCACATTGCAGTCTGTGCCTGAACTCAATGAAGGACACAACGAGTGGTTCATGGCAGAGTTTGAGAGCTTTACCAAGCGTCAAGAACTGGAACGTGCTATCTTGAAAGCAGCAGACTTGCTGGAAAAGGGCGAGTTTGATCCAGTGGAAAAGCTGATCAAGGATGCTGTGCAGATCAGTTTGACCAAGGACATGGGCACAGATTACTTTGCTGACCCTGCAGGACGTATCAACAAGTATTTCAATTCAGGTGGACAGGTTAGCACGGGCTGGCCACAAATGGATCGACTGTTGTATGGTGGATTCAGTCGTGGTGAACTCAACATCTTTGCAGGTGGTTCAGGATCAGGCAAGTCATTGGTCATGATGAACATTGCCTTGAATTGGTTGCAACAAGGACTCAGTGGTGTGTACATCAGTCTTGAACTTAGTGAAGAACTAACCAGCTTGCGAACTGATGCTATGTTGACCAGCATGAGTACCAAGGACATTCGCAAGGACATTGATTCGGCAGAACTCAAAGTCAAGATGTCGGCTCGTACAGCTGGCAAGTACAGGGTCAAAGCCTTGCCAGCACAGAGCAACATCAACGACATTCGTAGCTATATCAAAGAAGTTCAGATTCAGACAGGAATCAAAGTAGACTTTATCATGGTGGACTACCTGGACTTGCTGATGCCTGTGAGTGCAAAAGTCAGTCCCAACGACTTGTTTGTGAAAGACAAATATGTGTCAGAAGAACTTCGTAACTTGGCCAAAGAACTTGGTATCCTAATGGTAACTGCATCGCAGTTGAACAGATCGGCTGTGGAAGAACAAGAATTTGATCACTCGCACATTTCGGGTGGTATCTCCAAGATCAACACAGCAGACAATGTGTTTGGTATCTTTACGTCACGATCCATGAAAGAGCGTGGCAAGTATCAGATACAGTGTATGAAATCTCGAAGCTCGACCGGCGTTGGTCAAAAAATTGATTTGGAGTATAACATTGAAACTATGCGTATTACTGATGAAGGCGGAGACGAAGGCGGATACAACAAACCGCAAAGCTCTATCATGGAATCAATCAAGGCCAAAAGTCAGGTCAAGGCTGCTGATGCCACAGAAGGCAATTCCACTAGCTGGGAACGAG